ATCAAAATTGGAGTACAATAAGTAGTTTTTTCAGTAGTATGTGGGAAAGTGTAAAAAATGCATTTTCTAGCTTTTGGGAGTGGTTAAAAGGCTTTTTTAGTCAATGGGGTACAGTTATACTTACAGTTGTAGCTCCTTTTTTGGGTGTTCCATTATTAATAGCTCAACACTGGGATCAAATTAAGGAAACATTAGGAGCTGTATGGGACAAAGTAAAAAGTGCTGTATCAAGTGCATGGGAATCTATAAAAAATTCAATCTCGAATGCATGGACATCTATAAAAAATGGAATTTCAAACGCCTGGAATGCAATAGTTAATGCAATAACAAATAGTCCACTATTTAAAGTGATATCGGCAATTTTTAAAGGGATTTTAGCTGTTGTAATAATAGTAGTATATAGTATATATAACATAGTTATAACAGAATTCAAGCTTATTTATACTACTATTACAACTATATTAACAGTAGTGTGGGCTTTTATATCATCTATATGGAATAAAATTTATACAACTATAGCCAATGTATTAACAAAAGTATGGAGCTTTATAACATCTGTATGGAATAAGATCTATGCAGTTGTATCAAGTATAGTAACAAATGTATGGAATGTAATAGTAACTGTTTGGACTACTATATATTCAACTGTAAGCAGTATATTAACAACAGTATGGAATGTTATAGTAACTATATGGAATAATATTTATAATGCTATAAGCAGCGTTTTACAAACAATTTGGAACTTTATAACAACTATATGGAATAATGTTTATAGTAGTGTTTCAAGTATTGTAACAAATATATGGAATACTATAGTAAGTGGTTTTACAAGTGCTTATAATGGAATAGTTTCTATTTTTGGAAGTATAAAAGATACGATTTCAAGTATCTTCATGGATATATGGAATATCATAAAATCCGTAATTAATACTGGTATAGAAATGATAAATGGTTTTATAGGTGGAGTAAATACGGTTATAGGTGTAGCAAATAAGGTTCCTGGTGTAAATATAGAATCAGTTGGAACAATTCCGCAGTTAGCAAATGGTGGATATATAAAGCATAGGCCTGGTGGTATATTAGCTAATATAGGTGAAGGAAAAGAAGATGAAATTGTTTCTCCAGTTAGCAAATTAAAAAGTATAATGAATAGCGGTTCTGCTGGACAGCAACCAACAATAACATATGCTCCACAGATTATTATTCAAGGGAATGCTTCAAAAGATGATGTAGTTCAGGCTCTTTCAATTTCTAAATCAGAATTTAAAAAGCTCATGGATGATTATATGAGTGGTGGGAAAAGACTATCATTTAATTAATAGGAGGTGGTATATTGAGCACTTATACAACAGTTTTAGGTGATACTTGGGACATGATCGCATTTAATATTTATGGTAAAGAAAAATATGCAAAGGATCTCGTAGAAGCAAATTTAAAGCACGTAGAAATTGTAATATTTTCAGCAGGAACAGTGTTAACTCTTCCTGATATTAATACTACAAGTGATGATTCTTCATTACCACCTTGGAAGAGAGGTAATACAAGTGCAAGCACGTAGGTCATCATTAGTAGTTAATTATATGGGGGTTGATATAACTAAATATATTGAATCTGATTTAATAGGTTTTAAATATACTGATAATGCTTCCGATAATTCAGATGATATTGAAATAGAATTGAAAGATGAAAAAGCAAAATGGTTAAATGATTGGTTTCCACAAAAAGGTGATACTGTAAAGGCTACTATAAAAACATTAAATTGGCATAAAGATGGTGAAAAGAGGAGTCTTTATTGTGGATCATTCATAGTAGATGAGCCTGAATATTCTGGAAGACCAAGAAAAATGACGTTGAAGGCTATATCAATGCCAAGTAATACAAATTTCACATCAACAAAAAAAAGTAAAGCCTGGGAAAATATTAAGCTTAGTGCTATAGCGCAAAATATTGCTGATAGTGCTGGGCTTGATTTATTTTCAGATATTACTTCTGATCCTTTATATCAAAGAAAGGATCAATCAGAAAGTTCTGATATGAGTTTTTTATCAGAACTTTGTAAAAAAGAAGGCTTAGGATTTAAAGTTACAGATAGTAAGATCGTAATTTATGATGAAGTTAAGTATGAACAAAAGGCAAGTATAATAAAACTAAGTGAATCAGGTGGATTAGTTAATAGTTATAGTTTTAAAACTACACTTACAAATAGTAGCTATGCTGGATGTAAAGTTAAATATAGAAATGCTAAACTAGGTACCGTTATTGAATATATGTATACAATTAAAGAAATAGAAGATACCGACAAAATATATGTTTACAATGAAACAGTATCATCTTTAGATGAAGCTATGAGATTAGCTGAAAAAACTCTTAGAAAATATAATAAAAAAGAAGTTACAGCAACATTAAATGTTGTTGGAGATTTAATATATTTAGGTGCAACATGTGTTAATTTAGTTGACTTTGGAGCATTTAATGGTAAATATTTTATAGATAAAACATCACATAGTTTACCTAATTATAATGTTGATTTAGAAATGCATAGAGTATTGGAGGGGTATTAATGCAGGAAGGAACTGTACGGAATTTAATTAGAGTAGGTATTGTAAGTTCTATTAATGAAATAAATGGTACTGTAAGGGTAATATTTGATGATAAAGATAATATGGTTAGTGATGAATTACCACTATTAAGTTTTGAATATAATATTCCTGAAATTAAAGAACAAGTAGTTTGTATATTTTTGCCTAATGGTTTGCAACAAGGATTTTGTTTAGGCGGTTTTTATTCTCTAATAAATCTACCACCAGTGCAAAATAAAAATATATATTATAAAAAATTTGATGATGGTACTTGGATTGAATACAATAAGGAAACTAAGGCATTAAATATAAATGCTACTGGTAGCGTTAATATTATTGGGGATTTAACTGTACAAGGTAATATTAGTGCATCAGGAACTATATTAGATGTAGGTGGAAATTCGAATCATCATACTCATTAATAAAAAGCAGGTGATAATATGGTAGGTTATTTTGGAAATGTAGTTTTTGAAGCTTCACGAAAAAAAGTTTTAACTTTCACAGGGCTTAAACATGATTCAACTGGCAGATGGGAGAAACATAATGTAATAGGTAAAAAGCCTATTAGTGAATTTATAGGACCTGACTTAGATACTATATCATTTACTATAAATTTAAATGGAAGTAATGGTGTTAAACCACGTCATGAAATGGAAAAATGGACTAAGATGGTTAACGAAGGAGTTGCAGATGTACTTGTAATAGGTCATAAGGCTCTCGGGAAAGATAAGTGGGCTGTAAAAAGTGTTAGTGAAGCATGGGATGTAATATTTAATAGAGGTGAGTTATATAGTGGAAAAATAGATGTTACTTTAGAAGAATATATAGAGGTGATTTAATGATTGATTTAGAAGGCACAACTATAACAGGAACTATATCCGAAATATCTGAAACTATTAATACTATAATTACAACTCCTAAAGGTACAGTACCTTTAGATAGAAATTTTGGAATAGATATAAGTATTTTAGATAAGCCAATTAATTTAGCTCAAGGACTACTTACAGTTGAAATAATTAAGCAAGTTCAATTATACGAATCTAGAGTTAGTGTAAAAGAAGTTACTTTCACACCTGATGAAAATAATAATTTGATACCGAAAGTGAGGGTTGAATGATGAGTTTAAGTACCCTTCCAGATGTCACTTTTGCACAAAGTGATATTGATACAATACTAAATGATATGATTAATAATTATGAAACAGCCTATTATGAAGAAACCGGGGAACAAATAACACTTTATCCTGGGAATAAAATAAGAATATTCATATATAGCCAAGCTTTAAGGGAATTTCAATTAAGACAAGTAATTGATTTTTCAGCAAAACAGAATTTACTTAAGTATTCTTCAGGAGATTATCTAGATAATTTAGCAGCATTTTCAGATTCAGAAAGATTGCAACCAAGTTACGCTACTGTAACTGAAAAATTCAACTTAAGCGTTGCACAAAGTATCCTTCAGACTATTCCAAAGGGAACAAGAGCAAGCTCAAGTAGTGGAATTTATTTTGCTACTACAGAAGCGATTGAAGTACCTGCTGGAGAAACAAGTATAAATGCAATATTGCAATGCACAACTAGTGGAACTGCTGGTAATGGATTTATAGCTGGACAAATAAATATTCTTGTTGATCCATTGCCATGGATTGCAAGTATAACTAATACAGATACAAGTCAAGGAGTAGCAAATTTAGAAACAGATGATGCTTTTAGAGAAAGAACAAGGCAAGCTCCAGAAGGATTTAGTGTTGCAGGACCAAGTGGAGCATATGAGTATTTTGCTAAAGAATATAATCAATTAGTGACTGA